GTTTGTAAATCAAGATCACAAACCTTGTTTCACACAAGTCAATATTAATCAACATCATCCAGATTTGGTGAGACCACTGATACCATATGTTAGAAGTGCTTATCAAAAATACATCAGTGATACTGGAAGTAAGTATCTTCCAAAGTTAAAATGTTTGGAAGAATTTCGTATTAAGAGGTATAATGTTGGTGGAGATGAAAGGTTCGATGAACATGTTGATGTGATGGATCATGAATCAGCTAAAAGAGTTGTTTCATTCCTTTTCTATCTCAATGACAATGATGGTTCAACAAAGTTCACTGATAGGGTTGAGGTAGTCCCTAAGGAAGGTAGAGTTGTAGTATTCCCACCTACATGGGAGTATCCACATTCTGGTCTACCACCAAAAAATAAAACCAAGTATATTATGAGCACCTACATTCACTATGGATAAAATCGAGTTTCTTGTTCTTAAGAACCTTATACACAATGAAGAATACCTTCGTAAGGTCATTCCTTTCCTAAAGAGTGAATACTTTCAAGATTATAATCAAAAGATTGTATATGAAGAGATCTCTGAGTTTGTATCTCAGTATAATGACGTTCCAACAAAGGAAATCCTCTCTATTGAAATAGAGAAGCGGAAGGATGTTAATGAGACAGTGTTCAAAGAACTCTGTCAACTCATTAGTAATCTTGATCCTCAACCAACAGAGCTTGATTGGTTGATTGATACTACTGAGAAGTGGTGTAGGGAGAGAGCAATCTATATTGCTCTTCTAGAATCTATCTCTATTGCTGATGGTAATGTAAAGGAGAAAGCTCCTGATGCCATTCCTTCTATCCTCTCTGATGCTCTTGCAGTTGGTTTTGATAATCATGTAGGTCATGACTATCTACAAGATTACGAGGAAAGGTATAGAGTTTATACTACCAAAGAAGAGAAGATTGAGTTTGATCTTGAATATTTCAATAAGATTACTAAGGGTGGTTTACCGAACAAGACTCTGAATATTGCCCTGGCTGGCACTGGTGTTGGTAAGTCTTTGTTCATGTGTCATGTTGCGGCATCAGTGTTGATGCAAGGTAAGAACGTTCTCTACATCACTATGGAGATGGCAGAAGAAAAGATTGCAGAACGTATTGACGCTAACCTTCTCAATGTAAATATTCAAGATATCTCAGAACTACCTATGCAGGTGTTTGAGACCAAGGTAAATAATATCACTAAGAAGACTCAGGGAAACCTAATCATCAAAGAATATCCTACAGCATCTGCACATAGTGGACACTTTACCGCCCTTCTCAATGAGCTTGCTCTTAAGAAATCATTTCGACCTGATATTATTTTCATTGATTACCTTAATATTTGTGCTTCCTCTAGGTATAGGGGAGGCAGCAATGTCAATTCATATACGGTTATTAAGTCTATTGCTGAAGAGCTTAGAGGATTGGCTTGTGAAGCAAACGTCCCTATCGTTTCTGCCACGCAGACCACTCGTTCTGGTTATGGTAGCTCTGACGTTGAGCTTACTGATACTTCTGAGTCCTTTGGTCTCCCTGCTACTGCTGATCTTATGTTTGCCCTTATTTCGACTGAAGAGCTTGAATCCTTGGGACAGATACTTGTGAAGCAATTGAAGAATAGATATAATGATGGCAACGTCTTTAAGAGATTTGTGATTGGTATCGACAGAGCAAAGATGAGATTGTTTGATTGTGAACAGTCTGCTCAAGAAGATCTGCTTGACAACAAAAAAGAGGAAGAGTATACTTATGAAGACAAACCTAAAAAATCATTTGATGGATTCAAGTTCTAACATGACATATTACTATGAACCATATAAGACACGAGTTGGGGGATTCAATACTGAATTTTCACGAAATGATTTGAAAGTGAAAATGAGAAGAGGAGAAGAACTCCTTCCATGTGAACAAGTTTTTGTTGATCACTTGAGATCACAAAACCTATGGGACTGATAAACAATTACAACAACTATTAGAATTATGACTAAAAAAATTGACCCTGATAAGTATCTTGAGTTTGTAAATGCTGTAACATCAGAACAAAGCAAAGACTTTGAGGCATTCGTCTATCGTCTTCAAGAACTAGAAGGACAAGAGTTTCCTAGTGAGAGATTACTGACTGCTGCTGTAGGAATGTCTGCTGAGGCAGGTGAGTTTACTGAAGTTGTTAAGAAGATTGTCTTCCAAGGTAAACCTGTAACAGAAGAGAATCTGTTCCACCTCAAACGTGAACTTGGAGACATCATGTGGTATGTTGCTCAAGCATGTATGGGTCTCAATGTTTCTCTTGATGAAATCATTGAGATGAACGTAGAGAAACTGAGTTCCAGATATCCAGAAGGTGCCTTTGACGTTCACTATTCTGAAAACCGTGTAGAGGGAGACCTATGATTAAAATTGAAGTTGACTTAAGAACATCAGCCACTATTCGTCAGTGTCTGTTTAAAGAACAGGAACTATATACATATGATCCTACCTGTTGTCCACAACGTATTCAAGATATCCGAGATGTGATTCTGAATATGGACAAACAGATTGATGATGAACTAAACTATGATACAGGAGGAAAATGAAAGACCAACCAATTACAGTAGAAGATTATAGAGAACATAGTCAAGAGTTCTTTGATAAGTATTTCTTTGTTGCCAAAGAACTTGGTGAAGGTGCTAAGGCAGAAGACATCCTTAAAATTATGGAGTCTCTTGCTGGTGTTGTTATGAAGAAGAGGTCTGAGACTAAAGTAGGACCTTTTGGATTCAATAAAAAACCACAGGAAGATAGTAATGATTCAGACAGCAACTAACCAAGTAACTGTTCCAGAAGGTTCCGAACTTATTGATGATGTATTCTATGTCTGGAAAACTCGATATGACCTGTTTAGTTCTATGACTAAAGATGGTCGCAAAATGTTGACCGGTGCTGACAGAGAGAATGTAATTATTATGACTCGTTGGCATCTTAAGTGTGAACAAGAAGGTTGGCCAGAAGGCAGTGTCCGTGTTGTACACAGTGCTACTATGGGAGTTAAATTGTAATTAATGATTACCTTTATTAATTACCTAAACGCTTTCTGGTATGTTGTAATAATCAATTGTATTCAACCAGTTAATTGGAAACATTGTCTTCCAATTCATAATTGGTTGTTTCCTAGTGTTAGAGAAGGAGTTGAAATTTACTTTAATCCTTCTTCAATATACCAGAAAGAAAAGGATTACATAAATAAAGAAAGGTAATTGTGTTGCAAAAAAATGTCTGCAGATCTTCGTAGTATTATTGAAGCCTACAAAGCGGTTCATAATAATGATGTAAAAGAATCCTTGAACTCTTCTCGCGATGAAATTACAGAGATGGATCTTTCACAGGTAACTGATTCTGATTTAGTAGAAATTGTAGAAAGTGTTTTGGAGGAGATGTTCCAAAAAGGATATTCTGTCAATTCTGCACGTATAGTTTTTAATGGAATGTTTGTTGAGTCTAACATTGTTGGTAGGCAGGCAAAAATTGAAAGACTTTGTGAGACAATAGATAAAACATTTGATGTTATTGGGTCTAAGAGATCTTCAATTGCATTAGAAGAATTTGGAAAATATAGACGTAATAAAAGACTTCAAGAATCTTGGTCAGCAAGATTTAATCAAGAAAAAAGAGTTGAGAGAACTCATAGCCATTTAGTTGCTAAAGAATCTTTAAATATTAAAACTCTTCTTCTTCAACTGGTCGAAAAGGCAGACAAGTCATATCTTGAAACGGATATGAAGAAGAGACAGGCTAATAATGAGAAGGCCCGTAAAGATATGGAGAAGATGGGGACTAAGATGAAGAACCCCGCTTTTGAAGAAGTATCCAATATCCGTAAGGGATGGGGAGATGCTTACGCTTCCATTTATGAGAAGAAGTTGGATGCCGTTGGTAAGGAAGATGGAGACATCGATAACGATGGTGATGAGGATTCTTCTGATAGTTATCTTGCTAAGAGACGTAAGGCCATTGGTAAGTCAATGGGTAAGAAAGGTGAGTGTGAGAAGTGTGGTAAAGATCCCTGTGAATGTGATACAAAGAAGGAGGGTTTCATTCCTATTGATAAGGCAAAGCAATCTAAGATCGATAGACAGATTGGACGTGCTGCAGATAAAGAATCAATTGAGAAGGGTAAGTCCAAGAAGTATGGACGTGACGAGAAGAAGATTGAAAAACAGTATCAACGTCAACAAGCCATGAGATTTGGTAAGAAGATGAAGAAGGAAGGTGTAGAGTTCTCTGAAGCTGAACTCAAGGCATTTGAGGAGATTGTAAATAGCTGGGAAGATTGAGGTAAGTCATGGGTCCAAAAGGAAACTCTAGTCTGAATGTTCACTTATCACTGGGTGATGTTTTTGATAAAGAAAAAACTGAAATAAAATCTGCGGGCCCTAGATCTACTAAAATTATTGTACGATCTAAAAATAGAAGTCAATCTTCCGAAAATGTAAATAAAAAATTTAAACAGAAAGGTATAAGGACAGAAACTATAAGTACCAATGATTCTAGTTTTCCAGCTACATTTATAAAATTAGATGATAAAACAACACTGACTATCATCTATAAACCAATGTCTGATGAGAAAGTTTCTACTGCCTTGGCAGAGTCGGCTCAAGCAGTCTATGCTTCTATGGCTATGGATATATTGAAGAGAGATATAAAGAACTCTGATTTGGTTGATAAGAACTTTAAAAATTCTATGAAGAGTTCTTTTACTACTGAAGGTATTGAAAAAATAATGAGTAAGTTGAATGATGAGTGGATTGACTCGTCAATGAAAGGTGCAAATGCATTAAGACAGAAGTATAGAAATAGTTCTTTTGAGTTTCATAGAGGGAGTAGAAAGGTAAAAACTATTGAGGAAGCGTTTTCAAAAATCAAAAAGAATGAGGGACTGAGTATTGATATTAATAAATGGTCTCCAGCAGACATATACTTAATTAAGAAAGGATTTGACCCCAGTGTTTTAAAAGAAGAAAATACCATCAGGGGACTGAATGCACTGATGTATAAGTTGTTGATTGAAGAAAAATTAATCGGTGTCTCTCTTAAAAAAATATCTGGAACTCCTAGTATAAGTAATATTAATTTTCCAAAGGATAAGGACATATCTGAATTTGAATATGGTAGAATGACTTCACCACCAGAATCTACTAGTGGATATATTGAAATGAAGAAGGGTTCGAAAAATATGAAAATAAACTTTAGGAATTTCACTGCTAGTGGTGGATTTTCTGGAGAGGTGATTGTTCCAGGGGCATCAGCTAGACATGGAAAAATTTCTCATGGACCTATAAACGATGTTTTGAAACAACATGGACTAAAACAAATTCCATCAAACCCTGAATCAAGAGCTATTGCTGTAAAAAATTCAAAACAAGACGCTGAATATATTGCACAACAAATGTCCTCTCTCGGATTTATTCAACAGTCTCAAATTAAAGGAACTGTTTCTATGATTATGGCAAAAGATGTTAATTATAGACACTCAAAGTATCTCACAATGAAACTATTTGAAATACTAAAAAAATTGAATTCGGAAGAAATGACTAATATAACCGAAGACTTTTATAGATACGCTGGGTCTCAAATTAAAGGAGTGTCTGGTCCTTACATAAAACTTCAATAAATATTAGTATAGGATAAAAGAGTAATGAAAAACTTCTTCAACTTTTTAAGTGAAGCACGTAAAACAAAAGCTTCTGAAAAGGCTAGACAACTTGGTCTAACCGGTGATGGGCAGGGCAACTGGGTCAATAAGACTGGTAATATTGTAGCTAAAACTGAAGATGGTGAATTAGTTTTTTCTCAAAGAAAAACAAAGAATGTTGAGGATGAACCATCAAAGAGTATAAAATCTAAATCTTCAGAACAACCATCAAGAAAAAGTGCCTCACAACCTGATGAACCTAGTAGTCGCGAAGGTGGAGAGGATGAAGAAGATACTAAGTCTGTTAATAAAGAAGGAGAGACACTAACACTAGTGTTTGGTAGGTTTAATCCTCCAACTATAGGACATAAAAAACTCTTAGATAATGCATCACAGATTTCTTCTGATGGTGATCTGAGAATCTACCCTTCAAGGTCCAATGATCCAAAGAAAAATCCATTAGATCCTGACCAAAAATCAAACTTGATGAGGAAAATGTTCCCTGATCATAGTGATAGTATCATTAATGACTCTGGGGTTAAAACTATCTTTGATGCACTGAAGATTGCTAGTAATGATGGGTATTCAAATATTAAAATTGTAGTAGGATCTGATCGTGTTTCGGAATTCGATAGTTTAGCTCAAAAGTATAATGGTCAACTTTACAGTTTTGATGAAATTGAAACTGTTTCCGCAGGTCAGAGAGATGATGACGCGACTGATGTCAGCGGAATGTCTGCATCGAAGTTGAGAAAAGCTGCAGCTGAAAACGATTTTGAGTCCTTTAGAAAAGGTATTCCTGATAACATCGATGATAAAGATGCTAAAGTTATTATGAATACTGTTCGTAAAGCTATGAAAGTTTCTACGAATGAGAGTTGGAACCTTTGGGAAATCGCACCAAAGTTTGATTGGCAGAATTTAAGAGAGAACTATATTACTGGTAAAATCTTTAAGATAAATCAGTTAGTTGAAAACTTGAATACTGGATTAGTTGGTAAGATTGTTCGTAGAGGAACTAACTATCTGATCTGTGTCACCGAACAGAACATTATGTTTAAATCTTGGATTCGTGATCTGAGAGAATATACTGAAGTTAAGATGGATAGTAAGACTAGAGTGAAGGGTAAGCCAAATACTCTTACTGGAACTACAGGATACTTTAAGTATGTTTCTGATATGACACCTGGATTTGAGAAGGGTGATAAGACGAATCTTCAGTCTGGAGCTAAACCTTATAAAGGACCTAAGACAAATTTCAGAGAATTCCTAAATAGATATAAGAATAAAAGTGTCTAATTTAGTAAAATGAAAAAGAATTTGTATTCGAATTGGAGAGAAGATCTTCGTGAAGTAATGGATGATCCCTCTGCAGAATCAAAAACTGACACTTCATCCGAGAGATCGGTAAAAGATAAGAAAGTAAATAATAAAGTTATTATCAATCCTTCTATGAGGGAAGCCTTTGAAGAAATCGGTGGAGTTATTCTTTCCCTTCACGAAACCGACATGAGCACGGCACCTAGTATTAAGGATGCAAAACCATCGAAGAAGTCAAATGTAAAGTATGATCCTCACATGAAGGTTATGGCTCCTACGATTAAAAGTGAAGAACGCCTAACCAAACAAGATTTGGAAAAGATGCAAGATGATAAGGATAAGAAGGAAGCTAGAACACCTGATAATAAACCTGAAGTAAAAGAAGATCTTGGTAATCTTCAATTGAAAAGGGCGAAAGAAGAAAGAAAAATCGCTATGATTGATATGAGAATTGCGAATGAGAGAAAGAAGGTTGAATCTAGTAAGAATAAATCAAACACTTCTGATACTGATCAACAATCTCAGCAGGTCAAAGAAGTTCTTGATACGAATAACGATGATGTGATTGAGGCAACTGAAGATTCTCTGAGAGATCGTCGTATGGAACGTGGTGGTGTTGATGGTAACAATCGTTATAAGAAGCCAGTTAGTAACACACCAAATACATTCGGTAAGAAAAAACCTGTCGTTGGTGGACCATCTGCACTGGACGTTGTAAAGGCACAGATCCGTGCCAAGCATGGTAAAGGTGCTATTATAGACAGTAAGAAAAAATAAATAAAATTGATGGTGAATTTACTAACGAAATTTGATAAAAAAGTATTGGAATCATTGGAAGCACCTTTGTTTATCTGTGGGTTTAGTTATTTTACTCAAGGATATGGTTGGTTTGGATCTAAGAATGGATATATAGATTAGAAACTTTTGGATTCTAATTATGACATCTTTCTTACTTCCCTTTGCATATAAAATTATAGATTCTGCTATTGCTAAAATTCCTGATGATGCAGAACTCGGAGAAAAACTTGTTGAAGTTTGTCTTCTCATTCTCGGTAAAGCTGTAAAACTTACCAAGACTGAGATGGATGATCAACTTCTTGAAGCTGTATCTAAGGCTATTAGAAACAGAGACGAGGCTTAATTATATCAGGGAGGAGTATATCATACCCCTCCTATTTTTATAAATATTAGTAGCTTATCAAATTATTAAGGGCAAAGACATGGCACTTTGGGGTAATAACGACAATGTAGACAGTGTAGGAACTGTCATACTAAACTATGATACCGGTGTTATCACTGGAACCGGTACTTCTTTTGGTCAGACTGGATCTGCTCAAGAGGGAGATGTGATTCGTTTTGGTTCAAAGGCCACGACGTACTTTGGAGACGCTGTAATTGTAAGTATTGCAAGTACTATTCAGTGTACTATCGGTAGTACTATGGCACTCTCAGGTGCTGCTATTGGCGGTGTTATATTCGGTGTATCACAACTTCCTAAGTATACTGTTCTCGATTCTAAGTATAGTGAGAGTACTGTTCTTGCCAATCCTGGTGATAACTTTGTATATGGTGTAGCTAACGCTGATGGTGTTTCTTCTAGTTACAGAGTTAGTCACGAAGGTTGGGTTGGTGTAACCACCTATACTGATAGTGAGGGTGTTGATAGAGTTAAGACCGAAACTTTAGTTGCTATGTCCGGTATTACAACTGATGGTACTGCATACCCAACTGCTTGATGATATATGATTTTTACTGAATTGAATGAGGATAATTTTTTCTTATTTGCTATTAAAAATTATGAAAATCCTCAAGCTGTAACCAAAGAAGACTTTGAGAAAGATCTAAATCATTTTAGATATATTAAGAGACTTCTCAAAAGATACATGAATGGTGGTGAGTTAAAAGTACACTTACTTATAAATCATTTTATTATTTTGTATAATATTTTTGGTGATGCTGCCACTCCTATGTTATTTTTTAAGATTGATAAATCTCTTTGGTCTACAGTTAAAACATTTATCATATTCCTTGATAGACTTCCCGAATATCCAAAATGTTATATACACGATATTGATGATGATCAAGTTTGCCTAAAAGAATTGGAGAAGATTACCAATGGAGAAATCTAAAATAGATAGGTTTGTCGATGCTTTTCGTACAGCAATGTATAATGAATTCAGTGTCAATGAGGAAGGTATGGTGGCAAATCCTCCTGGGGGAACTGGTGGATTTAGTAACTCCTCCCCTTCTGCTGGCCCTACTGCTGGCTACGACACCACTATGAAATTGGATGGTCGTAATAAATATGTTAAAAAATATATTAATGATCTTTTAAAAAATAGAGAAAAAAGAGCTAAGAAAAAATCAATAAAAACAGCTTTAAATTTCAACCCATATTTTAAACCCCAAGATGGAAAAAGATAGCGAGGTAAAAATAGCAGTACTTGAGCAGAGACTTGAAGATTTGCGACCCATAGTTCTTAGAATTGATGCCGCAATTGAAAAATTAAGTGAGGTAAATATATCAGTTAGCAAAATGCTTGCTGTTCATGAACAACGAATATCAAAACAAGAAGAGATTGACACTGTACTCTTTACAAAAATTGACAAACTCCGTGATAAAATGGACAGCGATCATGACATCGTACTGCAAAGAATACGTCAATTAGAAAAAAGAGTTTGGATGGCTCTTGGAGGTATGGCTGTACTTAGTTTTGGTATTAGGGTATTTACCGTCTTACCCAAATTATTGACAAACATTAACGAAGTCCCTAGAATAGAAAAGAGTTATACCGAGTGATATGGATTTTATTGATGTTAAGTACATCAATCTGATATCTTCAAGATTACCAAAATTTAAAAAAGTAAATCCAAAACTTTATAATTTTCGTTGTCCCATTTGCGG